TCAACTGATTTTAAGGCTCTTTATGGACGTGTATTTCTCTAACCACACCTTTACCTGTTCCATGTTATATTCGCCCGTTATGACCGCCGTATGGTCGTTTATGGCTACAAACCGGACACTTTCATAGCTGTTTACCCAGCCTTGCAGGGAACAGACACCCCACGTTGCAACATCTTCAAAAACACTGCGGTCTATTTGGCTGATTGGCTCACCGAAAACTACCGTCATTGTCTGAAAGTCCGGTTTGTCCTCCAACAGTTGCAAATGGCGCAACGTGCCGAACTCGTCAATTTTACGCCCCCACGCCCACACATCATTATATAAATCATCGCCCCACTGGTGCGGGCGGTCGAAACGAACTTTTACCTCTATGGTGTGTTCGTTTTCTTCTGTGTCCTCGATAACGCCCGTTACCATTAAGCCCGTAAAAATACACTCGCAACGCTTGCCGATAAGCTCCTTGTTTACTTCTGTCGTTTTCATATCCCTAAAATTTACTTATTACTCTGTTCTTTTTTCGCTATCCACCCGTCACGCCTGCGGCGGCACTCTGCCAGCGTTTTGGCTACCGTGCTGAAAAGTTCGCCGTCAAAGTGGCGGTAGTCATATTGAAAATAAATCTGTCCCCTGAATGCGCCTAAGCAACATTTCACGTATTTTTCTTCTCCCGGTGTTTGGGTGATGCTTACCCCGTTTTTGTTAAGTGACTGCATGATGTCTTATTTTTTTACGGTTATAAACTTGGTTGTTTTTAACGGGCAGGGCTTTGACACCCCGCCCGGATTGGTTGTTATGCCGCACGGAACACAAAGCCGTCATCAAACCAGTAATCGCACATGAACAGGTCACGGGCAAACTTTTCATAATCGAAATAGGTCTTTGCGAACTCCGGCAGGCCGTAACATTCTTCTATAATTTCATAGGCGAAATCTTCTTCATCGTCATATTCCCCTTGATATTCATCCCGGAAATCACGTACAAGGTCGTCCGCATCTTCCTCGCCTAAATCATGGCTTTTATAGTTGCACCACACGAAAAAGGCTTCCTGCTCGGTGTCGCTCAAATCCTCCACCGCATCACGCAGGGCAAAGAAATTTTCAGAAATCCAGCTTTCGCCGATTAAGCCCTCCGGCACGTTCTCCCAGTCCTGAAACATATATTCCACATCTTCCTCGTCCTTGTGAAGTTCCCGGCAGGCTTCGTAAAATTCTTCCTTGTCCGAATAATCCGAAAGGTTGAGCCATGCGCCGGACAATGAACCGTTGTTGTACTTGGCGTAAGTGCCTACATAAACGCTTGCTGCTGATAATGTCGTTGCTTCCATATTGCTGTAATTTTTTAAGTTTTTAATTTTATGCGGATTCGAGAGGTGAGGGAGTTGAAGTTTCACTGAACTTTTTTCCTGTTTCCCGTAAATCCGACTTTTTTTTATGCGTCTTCCGGTCGGGTCGGTCGTTTTCGTTTCACATAGGCGTAAAAGGGTAGTGTTTAGAGTTTGCAAAGTTTTGGGCAAAAAATACCTCGCAAGGCAGGGAAGATTTTTTCGCCAAACCGGAACGGCTCGACCTTGCAAAATCGTGAAGAACACGTAACTACCTTTGCCTATTGAAATGATTAAAACGACTGTTCCGGCTGGGGGACTGCGTAAGAGGAAGATTTACAGATAGGGAAACTGGGGAAAAGTGCCTGTTCTCTTTCATCTTTTAGGGAACACTCCATGCGGGTGGGAAAGGCAAGGGTGTTGTGAGCTTGCTTGCAATACGCTTGTGCGGGTTTCCAACGGCTCTTTTCACGAAATACAGTCAGCCATGCCACGCACGGCTGGCGTTTCGGGGAATGTGCCAGTGGGAAAAGGATATAAAAAATGCGGGTAGTCGGTGGACTGCCCGCAAGGTGAAAGAATGTACTTTATTGGGATATAGTTTGTTAGGTGGAATTTCGTTACCGAAATCGTTACCTATTCGTTTTTGTCACGGTTATAGGTAACGAAACCTACCGGACGGCGTTCTTTCTGTTGTTTCGACTGGCTTAGAAGCTGGGTAAGGGCTTGGTACAGTTCGTTGAACTGCGCATCGGTGCTTACCTCCAGTTCCTCGATGCGCCTTGACAGTTCCTCGTAACCGATTGCCATTTGGCGCATGAGGACGAAAGCCCGCATGATTGAAATGTTTACTTCTATGGCTACTTTGGAGCGGAGAACCGAAGAAAGCATGGCTACGCCCTGCTCGGTGAAAGCCATAGGCATAGCAACGCCGAAGTTGTAATCAGGGGGTATCACATTTTGTGATACCCCTATGGATAACAGCAAGTTAGCTTCCTCTTGAGTGAGAACAAACATAAAATCACTTGGAAAACGCTCGATATTGCGCTTGACCGCCTGCTTCAAGGCTCGTGTTTCCACTTGGTAGAGTTCTGCCAAATGATAATCGAGCATCACCCGGCAACCTCTGACCTCAAAAATATTGTTTTGGATAATCTGCAAATCCATAATCGTATATTTTAGGAAATTTAGCAATGTTGGAATAATAGTAAGGACTGGTCACAAATTGTGACCAGTTCCCAATAATCAAGATTACATGGCGACTTCCTTGTAAATTTTCTCGATGCCGACAAACTTCTTGTCAAGCCCCTGCATATCGCTGCCTATCTTGCTGTTGGTGATGCGGGCGTAAATTTGCGTAGTTTCTATATTTGTGTGTCCCAGCATCTTGGACACCGTTTCAATGGGTACGCCCTTTGACAGCGTGGTGGTCGTGGCGAACGTGTGTCGGGCAACGTAAGTTGTTACATCTGTTTTAATCTCTAACTCGGAGGCAAGTACTTTTAGTTCTTTATTAATTCTAGCAAGTACTTTACGAACTCTATTCTTCTTTTGCATAGGTGTTTTATGTAATCTAGCATCAAGAATCGGAAATAAATATGTAGCTTTTTCTCTATAAGAAATATATTTTTCTATGATTTCTTTTGCTTGGTCACATAATTTTAAGTTGATTTCTCCATGAGTTTTCTGTCTTATGTATCGAATTCTTTCTTTGTAAATATTGTCAAGAGTCAGATTCGCCATATCTACAAATGAAATACCTCCACACAAGTAAGCAAAAGTAAATACATCACGGGTGAATGTCCTTAATGTCGTTGCCTGAATTGTTTCGGTAGTAATAATCTTCATCATATCTTCTTTAGTTAAAGCTCGTTTCTTAGTTTTAGTATTGAACTTACTAACTTTGAATTGTTCAAATGGATTCTTCTCTTTACTAACAACATTTTCCTCGATAGCTCTGTTGAAAACAGCTCTTAAGGTTCTGAATTGAAAACTAAGGGTTGTTTCTTTATTACCTTTACTTCTTAACCATTCTTCGTACTTCTTTAAAAATAGACTATTGATATGGCTAAATGTGTAAGTTAATAATTTACCATTATTGAACCCCTTCAATGAGTTATAAGAGTTTAAATAGGCTTCTGCGTTACCTACTTTACCTAAAGTCCTTAAACTTTGGATTATGTTGCGATAAAACTCTTCAACGGTTTGTGCTTTGATCTCCTTCTGTTTTTCTTCATTTAGTAGAGAATCAGCGGTGTACTCTTCATTATTAGCTCTCTTTTCTAATAATTTTTGTTGGTATTCCATCTGTACTTTCAAGATCAATTTTATAAGAATATCTCTGTTAGGGCATTTAGATTTTGGGCTATTTTTCTCGAAATCCCAATGCTTTTCTGCAATAGATACTCCTAAACTTTGATACTTCGTTTTCCTGTCTTGGCAGATTCTTAGCATTAATGGATGCTCTCCATTAGAAAGTGTCTTTGATTTGTAACAGACAACTGTAATTGAGGTACTCATGCTGTAATTTCGGTTTAAACCTCAGTTTAAACAAACTGTTTGAACCAGCACTTAAACTATACTTTTCTGGAATAAAAAAGAGGTCGGACTTTTGGTCTAACCTCTTGATAATCAGTAGTCGGGATGACAGGATTTGAACCTGCGACAACACGCCCCCCAGACGTGTACTCTACCGGGCTGAGCTACATCCCGTAATTGCGGTGCAAATATAAAGGAGATATTTGTAACTTGCAACAGTAAGGTGGAAAAAATTATTAAATACTGATTTTTTCCGGAAATTGTTTAACTTGCGGCAATATATGATTAAAAAAGGAGGTATCATGAAAAAGTTCTTATTGTTTTCGCTGTTGGTTGGCCTGTTTGGGGGAAGTCAGGCTCAGGATTTGAAACCTATAAAGTTGAATCAACCGAATGTTAAACGGGGATTACCTGTGATGACTGCTTTACAAAAACGTCAGTCTACCCGGGAATATGCTGATAAAAAATTGGAATTGCAGGATTTGTCGGACTTGTTGTGGGCTGCTGCCGGTATTAACCGGCCTGAATCAGGAAAACGGACGTCTCCGACGGCCATGAATAAGCAGGAAATCGATGTTTATGTGTGTTTGCAGGAAGGGGCTTATTTGTATCATCCAAAAGCGAATAGCCTCGAACCGGTGACTAAAGAAGATTTGCGTCCGGCTGTCGGGGGAGGACAGGGTTTTGTCGCTACTGCTCCGGTATGTTTGGTAATGGTGGCGGATTTGAGTAAGTTCGGCGGAGAGGTTTTAATGCCTGCCCTGGATGCCGGTATTGTTTCCCAGAATATATCCTTGTTTTGTTCCGGCACAGGCTTAGTGACAGTCCCCAGAGCCTCTATGGATCAGGCAAAATTGAAGAGTGGTTTGAAATTGAAAGATACTCAACGGCCTTTGATCAATCATCCGGTGGGATATGCAAAATGATAAAAGAAAAGTTATTGTGTACTTTGTGAGAAGATGGGGGATAGTGTTACTGCTTGCGGTAACACTATATTGTTGTAAAAATGAGTCGGGAACACCGGGGAAGGTCGTGATCGTTTCTACTAACGATATGCATGCACAGCTGGCTCGTTTTCCTCTGTTGGCTACTTTGATTCAGCAAAAAAAGACAGAAGGAGGGGAAGTGATTGTGGTTGATGCGGGCGATCGTTTTTCGGGTAATCCTTATGTGGATCATGCTCTGGAGAGGGGGGAACCGATGATCCGGCTGATGAATAAGGTGGGGTATGATGTGGTTACGATGGGAAATCATGATTTCGATTATGGACAAAAAATATTGAAAAAGAGGCTGCATGAAGCCAATTTTCCGGTGGTTTGTGCTAATATGCTTTCTGAAAAGAGTGAGTTGGGGCAGCTGCCGGCTTATCAAATGATTGAGAGAGGCGGGCTGAAATTTTGTTTTTTCAGTTTGATTCAGACCGGAGCGAATCATCTTCCTGCAACTAATCCGGCTAACCTGGAAGATATTTCTTTCCGTTATTTCAAGGACGTTGTTCCGGAATATAAACGGGTGGCGGAGGAATGTGACGTGATGATCGGGTTAACTCATTTAGGGTTTGCCAATGATTCTTTGTTGGCTTTAGTGATGCCTGAGTTGGAGGTGATTGTCGGAGGGCACTCGCATACGGTCATTCGTGAACCGAAAAAGGTGAATGGGGTTTTGATCGGTCAGGCCGGTTCTAATCTGGAGTATGCCGGTGTGACTACACTTCGGTTTAAAGGTAAAAAACTGGTCGATAAATCTTATCAATTGGTGAGTTTGAAGGATATAGGAACTCCCGATCAGGAAATTGCTTTGCTGGTGGAAGAGATCAGTAACCGGCCGGAATTTAAAAAGATCATGGGACAGGCAGCAGAAGACCTGACCCGGAAAGAGGATGTCGCTTCATTGATGACCGATGCCATGCGTGATGCGGTTGGAGGTGATTTCGCTTTTTATAACAAAGGAGGAGTACGGCTGAATGAACTACGTAAAGGAGAGATTACCATGGAAAAAATATATAAAATGGAACCGTTCTCCAATTATATCGTTGTTCATGAATGGAATCTGAACAAGATGGAAGATTTTATCTTAAAAGATTATAACAGAGGGAAAGATCCCGGGAAACGCTATATCAATTACTATATTTCAGGTGGAAAATATGAGATCATCCGGAATTTGCAAGGAGAGGGGATCGAGGTGAAATTTTATGACGCCAGGGGAAAATGGTTGAAAGATAAACAAAAGAAATACAAAATTGCCTTTAGCAATTATGTGGCTTCTTCCAATGAGCTGGTAAAAGGAGGGGAGGTTACCGATATCTTTATCACCGATGCAATTGCTGTCTACTTGCAAAAACAAGGAACTGTAAAATATACTGAACAACGGGCTTTTGTGAAATAGAGTTGCCTGTTTAGTTTTTGGTGATGGTAAATTCTTCGATACCCAGGGTGTTGTAGACTTGTTTCAACTCTTTTTCGTTATCGGAGATAATCAGAAGTTTATCGTTTGGGAATAACTGAGAACATCCGTTCGGTACAAAAAAATGATTGAAGCGTTTGACGAGAACGACCAGGGTATTGTCGGGGAGAGGGATATCGATCAGGTGATCTCCTTGAATGAGCATATCCTGGGTGACTATGATTTCTGAAAATACGGATTTCACTTCCTCGGGTAGTTCCATTTCGAATTCCTTGGCCATTTTTTTATTTTTGATGGATACGCCCAAAAGTCTGGCAATATGGGTGACACTGGTTCCTTGAATCAATAGAGAAAGTAGGGTGATGAAGAACACGATATTGAAAATCTGATGGGCTCCCGGTATGTTGGCGATCAGGGGATAAGTAGCGAAAATAATGGGTACAGCTCCGCGTAGACCGACCCAACAAACATATAACCGGCTTTTAAAAGTCATCTTGCGGAAAGGCAGGAGACACAATAAGACACTGACGGGACGGGCGAAGATGATCATAAAGATACCGATAAGCAGACCGAGCCAGGAGATGCTGATCAGGTCTTTCGGATTGACCAGTAAGCCTAGGGTAAGAAACATGATAATTTGGAAAAGCCAGGCTGTACTATCGAAAAAATTGGTAATATTCTTTTTGTATACGATCCGGCGATTCCCGACGACCAGTCCGGCAATATATACCGCCAGATAACCGTTCCCCTGAAGTTTCTCGGTAAAAGAGAAAGTGAAAAATACAAAGGTCAGAAGAACAATCTGGTAGAGGGATTGGTTGAGGATTCTGAAATGGTTTAACGTATAAACAGCACAGCGTCCCAATAAATATCCGGCAATTCCTCCGACACTGAATTGGATGAAAAATGAAAGCAGCACCTGTCCGAAACTGAACTCTCCCGATTGAATGATTTGGATCAATAAGATGGTCAGCATATAGGCCATAGGGTCATTACTCCCGCTTTCTAATTCAAGCAGGGGACGTAGGTTGTGTTTTAGATTTAAGTCTTTGGAACGTAATATATTGAATACTGAGGCTGAGTCGGTGGATGACATGACGGCAGCTAGTAATAAACATCCTAACAAGGGTGCTTGTGCTTCCGGGAATGCCCAGGAAGCGAGGAGATAGACAAAACCTCCTGTAAATGCTGTCGTTAGAAGTACCCCCAAGGTTGCCAAGGTAATTCCTTGACCGATCACCGGTTTGATTTCTGTTATATTGGTGTCCATTCCGCCGGAGAAAAGGATAATACTCAATGATATAACTCCGATGAATTGTGCTGTTACCGGATTCTCGAATTCAATTCCGAAACCATCCCGCCCGAATCCCATCCCTACAATCAGAAATAACAATAAGACAGGAATACCGAGTTTAATCCCTGTTTTACCGATCATGATGCTGATGAATAGCAAGATAGAACCGAGCAGCAAAATATTTTGAGTGGTTATGATCATGTCCTTTTTTTGAAGTTAAACGCTTGGGCAGCTTCAAGGTTATAAGCCAGGATGGATAAAATATGAAATAGTTCGGTTTTTACCTTTATTTTCCTGAAAATTATTTTTGAGATTCTGTTTTTTACCCTATATTTGCATCCGCATTGGAGAGGTGGCAGAGTGGTCGATCGCGGCGGTCTTGAAAACCGTTGACTGTCACAGGTCCGGGGGTTCGAATCCCTCCCTCTCCGCAGACAACCTTAACTATTAAGGTTTTACACGCAAGGCACCCAAAAAGGAACCCATTTTTAAGGCCCTTTTGGGTGCTTTCCTTTTATCTCCGCTAAAACAATTTGCGGAAGAAGGCGGCTACAGCCGTAAATACCTTCGTCTTCCGAAGAAAGAAAAAGGCAACCGCCAATAGTACCAAAATCCCGAAAATGTAACGCCACCTGTACGGGTCGGCCGCCGGCTTCTCGGTAATATCGGTTTCCTTATCGGTGTCCGTGTTCACTTCTTCCGTTTTGGTCGTTTCCGTCTTCTGTTCTTCCTGCGTTACCCCGGTAGCTTCGGCCTTCTGTTTTACCGTGAAGGTTTCGATACTCTTAATAGCTCCCTGCCTTCCGGTATCGGGCGGCTGCTTCTCTTTCGGTTCCTTCGGCCGGTTCTTGGGCGTGTCTGCAACCGGATTAGACGGGCCGCCCGCCTGCATAGTGTCCGGCTTTGCCTGCCGGGTATCGGGTTTCGGCGGGAAAAACTCGATTTTCGTATAGGTTACTTCTACGCCTTCGGTTTTCGTATTGTCTACCGTCCGGCGAAATTCGGCCGCCGTCGTTTCGTTCCGCTTTTCTTCGGTCTTAGCCGTTTCCTTCGTGCTGCCGGCCAACTTTCGCGGCGTGGAACACCCGATAAAAGAAACGGCCGCAATCCCCCAAAGAATAGCTATAAAGGTTCTTGTTTTCATACGATTTCGATAGTGATTTTTTCTTTCCGGGCTATTGCGGCCTTACACCGCTTTGTAAGTTCAAGTTCGTAAGGCGTGGAATTGATAACCCGCCCCTTTACCTTGTTTTCTCCGACCAAAATACAGCCGGAAGTGTCCTTACCGGTATTGCCACGATGAATTAGAATGCCGTCGAAATGCGGTACGTTCAAAAGGCGAGGAAGGTCGCGCCCGAAGCGCGGCGAACGGTTTACGGTTATTTCGTAGGTTCCGAACGGTATAGCCGTTTCGTTCTTTACCTTCTGTTCCCCATTGTCAAATTTGCCGTTTCGGTTGTCGTCCCGGTTCTTGTCTTCCAAGGTATCGCAAAAACGCACCCCGTCAATAAACAGCGTACCGATAGTATAGGTTTCGGCGAAGTATCGCCGTTTAAGCGTTAGTTTCATTGTCGCCCCCTTTCTCTTTTTCCTTTTTTAGATACTCGATAACCCCGGCTATAATCTCCTGTTCGTCCTTATGCTGGATGATTTGCGAAAGGATTTTAGCCGCATCCCCGATTTTGGCCCGCTCCTTGGCTTCGCTATTCTCGTAGATACTCTTTAATTCGATAAATCCCACGAACATAGCCCCGATAAACGTAAAAAACGGCAATACCGGTAAAGTGTGGTTCGTCTGCGGATTTAGCTGCGTAATAGCCAACATTTGCACCACGTCGATAGATGTAATTACGAGTATCATATTGAAATACCGGCTTATTTTGTCTACTGTCTTACGCAATCCGTACGAAGACCGATATTCCCCCCGTTGTTTGGCCTTTCGAATCCCGGCCCAAAGGTCAAGGAAGACCACGAACAAAACAAGCGCGTAAACGCAAGCTATAATAATAAGTTGCGGCCCGAAGGTCTGTAAGATATTTTCCATAGCTTAAATTCCCGCTGCCCCTACGTCGATACCGGCGGCGGCAAGGTCGGCCCGAACCATTGCTTTAACCGCAAGCACTTCTTTAAGGTAATTTTCGTATTCGGTTTTGTCCGCTTTGTCCGTCGATAGCCCAAGTACGAAAGCGTTGTACTTATTGATAAGGCTAAATTCTTCGGTTTCGTCCCGGCGGGAACGCAAAACGGCCTTTACGCATTTGTCGTAATCCGGCCGGCCCCATACTTCCACCGTGTCGTAATCGTACGCCTTCCTTGCGGCCGGTACCTGGTCGCCTTCTGCTTCGGCCATAGGTTCCGGCGTTACTTCCACTTCGGTAATATTGTAGTTGTAATGCCAACTGCCGTTGCCCAAGTCCTGCAAAATGGGCGGTCTATCGTTTGAATTTGATTTCATACTTCGATGTTTTAGAAAGTTTCTTAATCAAGTGTTTGCTATCGCAAGACTTCGCCCAACCCCACCAAGGGCAAATAGCCTGCTTAAAGTCCTTTTCGGATAATGGCCTTTTCCGTTTGTTCAGCTTCGCCAACCGCCGGCAAAAAGTCTTTTTAATGCCCTTTCGCATTCGGGTATGCGTGTGGAAAAATACATATCCTACGAAGTCGATACCGCGAGCCGCTACGGGGAAAACTTGCCAATTCCCTTTAACCTCTAATTTCAAATCCCCCAAATACGCCCTAATTTCGCCCATTAAGGAATGAAGGTAGGATTTATCCGAAGCAAGTATTACAATATCGTCCGCGTAGCGGAAGTAGTGCTTTACCCGCTTCTGTTCCTTTATCCAATGGTCGAAGTAGGTTAAATAGAGGTTAGCGAAATATTGGCTTAGGTAGTTTCCGATAGGTACGCCGTCCGCCGAATCTATAATTTCGTCAAGTAGGCGAAGTAGCCTTTTATCCTTCAACTTGCGGCGCAGAATGGATTTTAGCACGTCGTGGTTAATCGAAGGGTAGAACTTGCGAATATCCAATTTCAAACAAAACGTAGTACCTTCCGGGTCTTCCCGTAGGGCCTGTTTTACCTTCTTCGCGGCCGCATGAATCCCCCGGTTCTTAATGCAGCTATAAGTGTCCGCCGTGAAGGTCGAAACCCAAATAGGCTCTAAGACGTTCATTATAGCGTGGTGCAAAATACGGTCGGGAAAGTAAGGCAAGCGGTATATTTCCCGTTCTTTGGGTTCGTAAATAGTGAATACGTCGTACTTCGATGTATGGAAAGTACCGTTTAGCAAGGTTTCGCGCAACTTCAATAGGTTCACTTCCCGTTTTTTATCGTGTTCGATAACTCCGTACGTGCGTAACTTACCCTTACGGGCCTTTTCGTCCGCAAGCTGCAAGTTCTCGATAGAACAAACCTTCTCGTACAAGTTACCTATTCGCTTCATCGCACTACTTATTTGCTGATTCCTTAGGGAATGTTCGGGAAGTCCTACTAATACCCCTTAAATAGTTGTTGTTTTTTGCCAAGTGGCAAGGTTTTTACCCCGTTAAAATCTGCATAGCTGGGAGCTGACATTCGCATTCGTATTCGAAGCCGTGTTATTCGTATTCGCGTACGAAAAGCCGGCATTCGCGCTGTTATTCGCATTACCGCCGAAAAGCACGCCCCAAGGGTAAACCGCCTTTATTTTCACTCGAAATAATACCTTGTTCCCGAAGCCCGCATAGTTACTTTACGCGGGAAGGCGTTACGCTCCTTAATCTTCCCAAGGATATATTTAATTTCTTGCGAATTGGTAAAGAACTTCCGCGCGTCTTTATCCGGGTCTTCTTTATTGAACTTAATCTTAACCAAGAAGCGACCGGTTCCGAACTTCGTTTTAACGTCGTCCAAGAAGTCAATAACCCAAAAAGAAAGGTTAATTAACTTCTGCTGGGTTATTTCCGAACAATTGAAGTGCTTGTTATTCGCGTCCGGCTCAATCTGCAAGAAAGCTAAACTTCCGTCGTCCTGCCTGTTGTTTTCCATTTTTGCGAAAAATTGAACGGCGGGCATTCGTCCTAATTTGAGCTACTTCGAAAGCCCGCCGTAGTTAAACTTCTTTGTTAAATGCGTTCCGTTACGTGTCGTTTCAAGCGGGTAAAAAGCAAAGCCGGGAGCCGACATCCGCATTCGTAGTCGAAGCCGTGTAAGACGTATACGCGCACGAAAAGCCGGCAGACGCGCCGTTATCCGCACTACCGCCGAAAAGCACGCCCCTTTGTCCGGTATTGCTTACTACGTTCGTATAGAAGTAATCGGCGAAGTAAGTAGTAGAACTTGCGCCTACTGCTGTCGGCATATTTTCGCCGTACTCGCCAATCATCATAATTTTAACGTAACCTTCATTGCGGGGTAGCTCGCCGCGCTTCTCGTAATCGGTATAGTCGTTACTTTGAAACTTGGCCGGGTCGGTACATACGAAAAACTCACTAACGCCGCCCGCGTCCGCACTTTGAATATTGCACTTGCATCCGTCCGTCCAACTCCATACGTGCCCGAAAGGATTTTCCAAACCTCGGTAGCTGGGTACGCTAAGGGTTTGGCCGTCGGTTCCGTCGCTTTTCTTGTATGTGTAGTTTACTACGCCTGTCTTATTTCCCAACGGGTTGGTAACCCCGCAAGGAACCATAGGGTTATAACTGTTATAGCCGTCCCAATCGCTCATATTGGTAACGCCTTGGCTTAATCCGCCCTGCTTATATCCTTCGCTTGTAGGTTCCGCGTTATAGGCAAGTTGGCAATTAAAGTTAGCGTATTCGACGGCGTAAAGCCACCAGCAAGTTTTTTGTACTTCGTAAACGTCGCAATTCCAACCGGCCCCGTTCTTGCCGGCATTCCCCCGGTTCCGGGCATACTTCCGAAAGTTGGTAAGGCTGATAGATGTAGCCGGCATACCTAAAAGGCTTCTATATGTTCCGTCCCAACCGGCCGTATTGTTACCGCCACGGAAAGCCGTAGAAGTATTTACGACGCTTGCAAGTTTCGGCGTAGCCGATACGGTGCGGTCTACGGCCGCTTCGTAAGCCGAACGATAGGCAAGCTGCACCAAATGGAACCCCGGTAGCGCGTGTTCGGAAAGAAGGCACCGGAATTTAGTACCGTCTACTTCAAATTTGCGGTAGTGGGCTGGTATTTCTACCATTACTTGCCCGTCGGTGCCGTCAAGTTTGGCGGCGGCTCCCGTATCGCGCTTGGTGCTGTCGTTCGCGTGAAGGTAATAAGCTACCGTTCCGTTGTCGCGCAAGACACAACGGCGCATTTTACTTTGAATAGGCAGCGAAACGTGAAGTTCCGGGCGACCAATTCGGGTACAAGCCGAAGAAGCTACGTTAGAATCCCATTCTATACCGTAGTAGTAATCGTAGGGAAACGTCGGCTTCGTGTTTCCTACTCCAATCAATAAACCCATGGAAAAGCCACGCGACTTTGACCCTTTTGGCCACGCAGGATTGTCCCCTTTGGTTACAATATGATTGACCCTTTTGGCCAAAATCGCATTGACCACTTAGTTTACCTATTGTCATAGATTTTTTTGTGTAGATTTGAGTACCCGAGTCCTGGTGTAACGGGGACGATAATAAAATCTATACAAATGGATAAACGAATCAAAAACATTTTAAGATGTTATGCGGTCGGCATGGGAATCAAGGAAACGGCGTCCACGTTTCATACTTCCCGTAATACTGTCCGCAAGTATGTCCGCTTGTTCCTTTCAAGCGGCAAGAGCATTGAACAGCTTCTTTCCCTACCCGATGGGCAGTTGGATGAACTGTTCGGCTGTACGGAGTCCCGGCATCGGGAACCTTCTTCCAGAAGGATCGAACTGGATGCCTTGCTTCCCGGATATGTATCCCGCCTGTCACGCAAAGGCATGAGTGTCCGAAAACTGTTCAAGGAATACCATGCCGAATATCCGGACGGTTTCCGGTTGTCTTCCTTCAAACGGGCTGTCCGTCAGTACAAGTTTCACATCAAGGTCGTCGGTCATGTCGAGCACTATGCCGCAGACCAGATGTATATTGACTTTGCCGGTGATAGGCTTGAAGTCGTTGATGAAATGACAGGTGAGACGAAAAAGGCCGAGGTGTTCGTCGCCATTCTTCCGTTCAGCCATTATACCTACTGCGAGGCCGTATGGTCCCAACGCAAGGAAGACCTGATAAAGGCATGCGAGAATGCCATGCAATATTTTGAAGGCGTTCCTGCGGCTATCGTCCCCGACAATTTGAAGGCGGCCGTTACACGCAGCGACCGCAACGAGCCTGCCATCAATGATGATTTCGCCGCTTTTGCCGAACATTACGGCTGTGCGGTCTATCCTGCCCGTGTACGCCACCCCAAGGACAAGGCCTTGGTTGAAAATGCCGTAAAGCTCCTTTACCGTTCCATTTACCTTGATATGGAGGGAATGACATTCTCCAGCCTGGAGGATCTCAATACCGCTATCCGTATCTCCCTGCTTGATTTCAATGAAAAGGTGATGGCCGGACGGGAGATGTCACGCAAGAAAATGTTCCTTCAGGGAGAGAAGGACTATCTTCGACCGCTTCCCGTGAAACGTTACGTGGTGAAAGAAAGGAAGCTAATGACTGTCGGGAATAACTCTTACGTCTCGTTGTTCAAACACCATTACAGCGTTCCAAAGGAGTATGTAGGCAGGCGCATGACGATTCTCTATGATGCCGACACGGTGGAAATCTACTGTGGCATGAGCCTTGTCGCCACCCATGACCGCTGTGACATTCCTTACGCTTATTCCTGGAAAAAGGAGCACAACCTGCCGGGACACTATGGTCCCTATGACAAGGACTTGGAGGAACTCTTCCGGCGTGCCTCGGAAATAGACAATATTGTATTGAACTATCTACGGGAAGTGGAGCGTGCCATGCAATATCCACCCAAAGCGTTCAGGTCATGCCGTGGCATCCTGACCCTGGAGAAAAAATACGGTCGTGACCGTCTGGTTGCGGCTTGTGCATGTGCGGACCAGAAGTTGCAATACGGATATCAGGCCTTGCGCGAGGTGCTTGAACTGGGAGAAGATGCGGATTTCCTTCCCGATGAGGACGGGAAAGTACAGCCCAACGTGACTTCCCCGGCTCCATTGACCCACAAAAATATACGTGGACGTGAATATTACAGAAAGGACAAACAATAAAACTCATATTTATGGAAGTAAACAATAAAACAGCTCCCGTAACGGGACAACAAGACCAGAATACCATATCACTGGATTTAATGAACCGCATGAAATTGCATGGTATGGCAGAGGCTTTCAGGGAAAGTCTTGCCGGTACCACTCCGCAATCCATGACTGCGGACACGTTCCTGTCCATGCTCCTTGCACGCGAATGGGACTATCGTGCACAGGCTGCCATTGCACGGCTTACCAAGAATGCGGCATTCCGCTACAAGGCCTATATTGAACAGATTGACTATGCCACGAACCGGGGGCTGGAGCGCAACCAGATGGAACGTCTCGCCACCCTTGATTTTGTGCATAAGGCACAGAACCTTTTCATTACCGGTTCTTCAGGAACGGGGAAAAGCTATCTGGCCTGTGCCCTCGGCCACGAAGCATGCAAAAGGGGATTCCGGACCTTCTATGCCAATGCCCCGAAACTGCTCGGTGCGCTGAAAGTCGCCAAAGTCAAAGGTACACTTGAAACGGAACTCAAGAAGATTGAGCGCTGCCAACTACTCATCCTTGACGACCTGTTCATCGTACCGCTTGACGCAAAGGAGCGTCCCATACTGCTTGAAATCATCGAGGACAGGCATGAACGGAAATCCATCATCATCACATCGCAGTACCCATCCTCCAATTGGTATGACATGGTAGGTGACCCGACAATAGCCGATGCAATCCTTGATCGTATCATACATACAGCTCATACCATAGAGCTATATGGTGAAAGTATGCGAAAGTTAAGGTCTAAGAAAAACGAGAAATTTTAAAAGGGTAAAATAAAATTGACCCCCAACACCAGGACTTTAAAGGGTCAATCATATTGTAGCCAAAGGTGGGCAAATCCTGCGTGGCCAAAAGGGTCAAAGTCGCGTGGCTTTTCCAATAGTGTTTGACAAACATACCTCCTTGTCCTCGCAACCCATTTGGTTATAAATGGCAATGCGAGCGGCAGGAATTAATTGCAATGCCATTTCTACAACCTCAATCCCGTGTTGCTTCTCGAAATACGAGGTTACTTTAATCGGGTAACGTTTAGCGGCACTATTTTTGCCTAAAGTCAAAGCGATCGCATCATACAACCTTTGGGCATCTTCCACTGGTCTACCAATTTTGATCTCTGGAACGGAGGTATCACCTGTCATCAAACGCAGGGTGTACTCGCCTTTAGTTTTTACACCCAAGTACAAGCTAGCCGCGTTCAAAGCAAGCCCGTTCTTTTTGGCAAAATCGTATAGCTTTTGGTAAACTTGATCGCCAGAAGCTTGAGCTGCGATACCCAATTGTTCAACTTTGTTTGGCTGACGGCTATACACTATTGAACTACCAATAGCTTGGAAATACTCTTGAACGGATTTAAAAGCATTCACTTGCACGAACTTCAATTCATCCTCCATTTGCACCCTCCAAAAAGTATCAGGAGTTTGGCATAACACCCACACTTTACTCCAATCCGTGTTAGCGGGAATTTCTTTGCCGTTCAGGTCAACTAACGATTCTCCCGCATCCAGAAAAGGCTGAGGATTGGTAAAATTATAGGTAACACCCAGCAACTTCTCTTTATCCAAGCTTCCCAGTAACTTCCCTTTGTCCTTGGGTTGTTCCATCAGGTAATTCTTGGGAAGGGCAATAACCCGTTCCTCCATTTTACCATTAATAAAAACATTCTTGGTTACTAGACTTTCGTCATTACTTGATTGGCTTTCCCAAGCCTCTTCGTTTTTCATTCTCATGATTCAAAAATTAAAATAAAAAGAGGGAGCCATAGCGGTTCCCTCTGTATACAGCTTTATACTATCACTACTACTTTGATTCTTCACTGTCCAAATCCACATCTTCCACTTCTCCACTTTGTAATCCCAACACATCTTTTGCATTGAGAGGAGTAACGACCTTTTCTCCTGTTTCTTGCTCTAATTTTAGACGGGCATCCTTGGCAATACTCCCTCCTTTACGCGCAACCTCCATGTGCTCATTGAATGATTCCGGGTTTTGTGCTTCTGATATTTTCTTAGTAGACAGCTCTGCAAGCATATTCAACACCAATTCGGTATTAGTCATATTGTCCCGTAGATTCTCTTTCTTCAACCCTTTGAACTGTTTATATTCCTTAGC